ATTATGGATGTATATCCTTGGTTACAAAGTTACCTTGGAGCATATATGCTAGGTGGAGCAGGTAGTTTTCAAATGAGGGTAGTTAGAGGATAATGGCAGGTCAACTAGATACAGTACTAAAAAATGTTGCCAAGCAAGTTGTGTCTCAACTTGGGAACGCATTAGACTCATCAATTATTTATACTCGAAAGGGTCTATCTAGCTATAACAAAGAAACAGGTGAGTATATAACAGTAGATACAAACTATACAATTAAAGTGCCTGTCGAGTTTGTGCAGTCTACTGAAGAATCTGGTTTTCAGGAGAATGTTGCAAGGCTATACATAACTCCAGATTTGATAGGTGACAATCAACCCCTACTACAAGACGAAATAACTTTAACATTCTCTGGATCGACAAGAGGAGCTAAAATAACGAGTATTCGGACACTAAAAGGAGGACAGGAATACCTGTTCCGTATTGATGTAATCTTCTAATGACTTTAGTAAACGCAAGGGCAGCATTTGAAACAGCAATTCTAGATGCAGTTAATGATGCCGACCCAACAGTAACAGTTGTTTTTGATAATACCCCATTTGCTAAACCTGGTAAAACTAAAAAGTACATAATGGTAAACCTGGATTTTACACAGTCCACTACTCAACCACAGGGTGAAGCTAAATCTTATTATGCAGGAACTATAAGATGTGCAGTTATGACCCCATCAAATAGGGGAACTGCTGTTGCATCTGCGGTATCGGAATTACTTATAACAGGTCTTACTTCAGTAAATAAATCAACTTACACTGATACTTTTTCTGTAACTCCAAGAGTAGGAAGTATTAATGGTCCAACTTCTGTAACAGCAGAGAACCAAAGTCACTTTATGAGTGTAGTCAACTGCACTTTCACCGCTAATGCGTAAAGATATAAAACACCTTACTAAAGACATAGAAGATGCTATTTTAATGGGCAAAAGTATAGCAGCATCAGAGATTCATTTTACTTTGCAACATAGAAGTCCTTTCTGGACAGGTACTTTTAACAGATCATGGAAAGTACAAAAGGGAAGTCCTGTAGCTGCTATTAAGCCTAGAGAGGGTGATCCCGAAGAAGAAGCAAGCGGTAAACTTCCTCAAAAGGGAGAACTGATACCCACTGAACTAAATGAAGATTTATATGTAGGAAACCAAGTTGATTATGCAGCGTTTGTAATAAATGAAAAAAGACATCCTGATGATGGAACTATGTATGAGGATCTATTTAAAGAAAAGAAAAATACAACCCCAGTACCTAACTCACCAGATTGGTACGATGTTTACTTAAAAACTTCTTTAATCCCAGACCTCGATGAAGGCTTTTCGCAGTTCGGGTTAAAGTAACAAAGACATACATTAGTCTTTAAGTTATACTACAGAAGTAAGTACGATTTTTTATGTCAACAACCAGAGCAATAGACAAATTGAAGCAAGCCTTTAATGTCGAAGAACGTAGTAGTTACTCTATTTTAAAGGGAGAAGAACTAATTTTAAAAATATTTTGGTCGCCTCTTACTATAGCTGATAGAGATACTATAAACAGTACATTAATAGCTATGAACAAGGGTAAAGAAGAAGGAAGTCTTGACTTTGCACTACAAGTTATTGTTACAAAAGCGGAAGATGAGTCAGGTGCAAAAATGTTTACAGCAGCAGACTTACCCTCATTAAGGAGAGAAATACCGATGGCAGTTCTGTTAGACATTATGACTAAGATGCAAGGTGTGGGCGAGGAGGAAAGCCCCGATGCCGTAAAAAGCTAGACTAAAAGAAGATAATTTTGTATATTTACAATTTTTTATAGCAGAAAAACTAGGATATACCTTTAAAGAGTTAAGAGAAAGAATGTCCATACAAGAGTTATACGGATGGAACGCTTACTTCACAATTAAGTCTGAACGGGAAGAACAAGCCTATGAAAAAGCAAGAAGGCAAGCTCAAACACGCAAAGTACGCTAAACTTTTAATATCTGTATTTTCATAAAAGATTAGTGGCAACAGAGTACGAAGTAAATATAAAACTGAATACTAGACAGGTTAAAAAAGACCTTAACACTATTGGGGGTCAGATAAAGAATCTAGGAAAAACTCAAAACACCAAAGCAAAAGCAGCCTTAAGTACTTCAGATGCAGTTTTAAAAAAAGAAATAGCAATACTAGCCACAGAAAATAGAGCGTTAAGAACTAAAGGTCAGTTACTAAAATTAGAAAAAGACGGAGTAAATATAAAAGGTCAACTAGATAAATTAGATACTGCAATAGCGGTAGCAAGAAGAGGAGAGATAGATATGGCAAAAATAATGATACAGAAAAGGGAAAAAGGTGTAATACTTTCAAAAAATCAATTAATAAATGAAACAAAAATAACAGAACAGAAATCTAAACAAGTTGCACTATCTACAGGCATAGCATCTCCTGTGTTTGGTAAACCAACTCAAATTGGTTCTCCCTCAAACATAGCTGCCATTCTTAATGATCCAGCGACTTCAGTATCTCCTGTTCAACAGGCTTTAAAAGAAATGGAAGAGAAGTCAGCAGCTAATCAAAAGCAAGCAATGTTAAATAGAAAAAAATCACTTAGTCTAGGTAAAGCAAACTTAAAAATAGTAGAAAATGAAGTAAAAGCTGAACAAAGTAAAGCTAAGTTAATAGCAGATCAAAATAAACTAGAAGGAAGTGCACTACAAAAGCAAACTGATATAGCTAGAGGTAGGTTTGCTGGTTCAGGATCAAATATTTATGGACCACAACCAGCTAAACGAGGTTTACTTGCAAAAATGGGAGCTACCCAAGGCTTTGATACTCAAAGTGCCTTAATAAGTGGTGCATTTCCATTGTTATTTGGACAAGGTCCAATAGGTGCTGCTGCTGGTGCATTAGGTGGTGGCGTAGGTGGAATGTTTGGTGGAATGGGCGGTTTTGCAGGAGGTATAGCTGCTACAGCAGTAGTTCAACAGATACAAAGTGCATTAAAAGCAATGAGTGAACTTGGTCAAGCTATGGGTCCGTTTACTCAAAACACTGAATCTGTAACAGCAGCACTTGGACTACAAGGATCAGCAGAAGAAGCAAGAATAAAATTGATTGAACAATCAGAAGGAAAAACAGCAGCCTTTAATGCTTCGATGCAACTAATGGCTAACAGAATTGGGCAAGACGGTGTTGATAGTTTAAAAGACTTTGGTGATAGCACAAGATTAATGAATAGTGAATTTACTCTTGCTCTTACGAAATTACAGGCATTTACAGCAGGATTAGCAAATTTTGTTATTAGAATTACTGGATTACAAGACAGTTTAAGTTCCGCAGCAGCTACCAGAACTGTTGCCGATGCAGCAGCGTCAGGAAATGCAGCAGCCCAGGGTTTAGTTGCTAGAAGAAAAACAATAGAAGACATGGGTAGTCAAGGTGGAGAGGCAAACAGAAAAGCAACAGCATTAGCACAACTAGAGTCAGAAGAAAAAATATTTGCAATAATGCAAAATACAACTGTAGAAGCAGATGTAATGACTCAAAAATTTGATGAATTACTTAAGAAAATAACTCAAGAGGAAGAGGAAACAGCAAGAATACTAGAACTTAGAAAAGAAGGCTTAAATCCTGAAATAGCAAAAACTATAGCTGGATTAGAAAAAGAAGCACAAACTAGCAAAGATTCACTCCAGTTTGAAATAGATAAATTACTACAAAAGCAAAAACAATATGCGGTATTAAATGAACAAGATCAGACTAGACTCACAACTTTAGAAAAGCAAAGAAACGAAATTGATGAAGCTGTAACCGGTACTACAGATCAAATAAAAGAAACCAATAAATTAAACCAAGCAGTAGAACAAACATTGGATGCTTTTCAGCAACTTAAAGAAACAATATCTGTTGACATAGGTAATGGTATAAAAGGACTAATTAAGGGAACAGAAAGTTTAAACGATGTATTACGAAATGTAGTTGATAAGTTAGCAGACGCAGCATTAAATATGGCAATATTTGGAAACGTGGGTGGTGGATCTATAACAGGTGGACTTCTAGGTATGTTTAGAGCTGACGGAGGACCAGTAAAAGGAGGTAATCCTTATATAGTTGGAGAACGTGGACCAGAACTATTTACCCCAGGTGTATCTGGAATGATTACACCAAACCATGCACTCGGAGGATCGACAAACGTAGTAGTAAACGTAGATGCTTCTGGTTCTAACGTAGAAGGAGATGAGCAGCAAAGTAGAGAGCTGGGTCGTCTTATATCTGTAGCAGTACAATCTGAATTAGTACAGCAAAAAAGACCTGGAGGTTTACTTGCATAATGGCTACTTTTCCTTCAATAGCACCAACTTACGGAGTACAAAAAAGATCCGCACCAAAAACTAGAACTGTTCGTTTTGCTGATGGCTACGAACACAGAATATTATTTGGATTAGCAGAACATCAAAATCCTAAAGTTTATAGTCTTACTTTTGAAGTATCAGAAACAGATGCAGATACGATAGAAACATTTTTAGACGCAAGAGCAAATGATAGTGCCAGCTTTACTTTTACTCCTCCAGGAGAATCCAGTGCCTCACAATATGTATGCGAAAACTGGAATAAATCTATTCCTTATTTAAAT